TGCTGTTGCTTATTTTTACGTGCCACTTCACTCGGTGTAGACTCATCCCTGGTAAAGTAATTATTAATCTGCGGCGCATAAGATCTGCTGTTATTGACCGTTGATTGTCTATTAATCGTTTGACTTCCTGCTCCAGTGAAAGCCATGCTGCTAGTTCCTAGTGCTTGTTCGGGCGTTGCATAACGCATGATATTATCAGACATTCTGCTTAAAGATCTGTAAATACTGTCTACATTTTCATCAATACCTACAGCGATCCCTTTCGGTAGCCATTGCCCAATTTCATCTCTCAAAAGCCGGGAGGGAGAATTTATATTAAATGCACTACGCAATGTGCTTGTAACGTTTCCTGCTACCCTTCTTGCAGTGGCGAGAACATCATCTTCTCCACTGACAATTCCTCCTCTTAGGCCAGACATGGCACCAGTACCAATAGCACTAAAGTCTCCGCTTGTATTTTGGAATGGAGACTTCATGTCGCTTGCTAGAGTCCTCAATCGTGAATGCACTGCACCAGAAGCAGCGCCTATTCCTTTCGACATTTGATTTGGGGCAATTTTACCGATATTTTCAAAGCCTGCAGCCTGCATTTCTGATCTCATAGTACTTGAATTCTCGTCTACAAAATCAACAACCATTCCAATTGCATCATCAAAGCCGTCTCCCAAGCCATCTTTTAGAGCATCAGAAGCTGCTTTGGAGTTTTCGTCATAACCCTCTGCTAATTTTTCAAGCATAGTGATTTGTTCATCGCTTGAACCATCCAGGGCTTTAGCCATTTCATCAAGTTCACCGGCGTGATCGATTCCGAGTTGTTCAACCCATTTCATGAAACCGACATAGCCTTCTTCGGCCGCCCATTCCATGATAGCAGCCCGATTTTCGCCCCATTCTTCTGTGGCTTTCCGGTTATGTTCCATGTTTTCGATCATTTCATTAAGAGAATACTCTGATTCAGTGGAGATTTTTTCAAATGCATTCGTGGCAGTTTCTTGCAAGTCCTCATACTGCTCTCTCATTTTGTCGAATGTTTGTTGTTGCTCTTCGGACATATCCTCGTATGACTGTATTTGCCTCAAATTTGCTTCTTCGATAGCCGATGTCATATTAGCGGACGATACAAGGACCTGCTCCTCTGTTTCTGCAAACTGTGTATCTAGTTCTTCCAGTGTTCCTTTCAGCTCTTTTTCTTGCTCGTTCAAATCTGTAACAGAGTCCTCAAAATTGCGATTAGTTATCTCGCCTTCGTTGAACAATTCAATTGCTTCTTCTCTTAATTCATTTATTTCTTTTAATTGCATTTGAACTTCATTACGTTCTTTGTCAAGCTCCAACAAGCGCTCTTGTGCTGAAATAAGGTTTTCTTCTTCCTTCATAACATCGAGACGCGCTTGTAATTGGCCAGTTGACATATTAAGTGAATCGGCTTGCTCATCATAAGAAAGGTTTAATCCTTCTACGGAATCATTTAACTGATTAACGTACGATGCCAGTGTTTGTTTTTCCGAAGCAGACTTATTTTCTTTGTCTGCTAAATCCTGCACTCTGTCAGCCAGCTCCTGGTTAGCTTCTGCGGTAGCTTGAATGTCTCGCTGTTGATCTCTATAGGCATCTGCCGATTGGGCTACGGAATCATTTAAAGTATCGGTTGCCTCTCCTAATTCCTCAGTTTCATCACTCAGTCTTTCTGCTTCCGCACTTGATCTGTTAAGCCATTTTATTAAAGCTGCACCCCCCGCAACTAGGGCTCCAATCCCGGCAGTTACCCAGCCGATCGGGCCAGTCAAAAACCGCCAAGCGGCACCTAATGCATAAGATGCTTTGGTGGCCAGTGCCTTAACTCCAACAGATGCGGATATTGTTCCAGTCATTACCCCGATTGCAAGTGTACTTAATTTTACTGCTCCTGTTTGTGCGGCAGTGGCAGCCGTTACTGCTTTTGTGGTTACAGTAAGTGCTTGTGTCGATGCGACAGCAGCTTTTAATACTGCGTTAGCACCTTGTATAGCGGTAATCATTTTTGTAACAGTTACATGAAAAGCAAATGCAGTTGCCAGGCCAATCAATAGCGGGGATAAGGTTTGAACAACCGGAATAGCGGCTTCTATTACTCCGACAAAGCCTTTTATATAAGGGGCAGTCCCCTCAATTATATTTCCGATTACTTCAAAAGCTGCCACAACAATGTCCTTCATGCCGTCAATGTTCTCTGCGATCGAATTTCCTGTGACTTCTTTCGACAATCTGTCTAAGGACTCTATAACTGTTGTGATACCTCTAGCTACTGCATACCTTAAGTTTCCAAAAGATGTAGCAATACCCAAGCTGTTTTCTCTTGCCAATCCCGCTAACTCCCCGGTTCCGGTACCAATTTCAATTAATTTATCGTTAAACTGGTCCATAGTGATATGGCCGTCACGTAAAGCAGCATATAAATCATTTGTCGCACTACTGCCTGCATAACCAAACGATTCAGCGACTTTCACAAGTCCGACGTTCATTGTTTCCTGCAAAGTACGCCAACTTTGCATGTCCATTTTTCCCGTTTGGAGAGCTTGAATATATTGCTCAGTACCACGTCTAGCATCTTCTGTACCAGAGCTTGAACTAAGCAAGGCGTTATTTAGAGCAAGCGCGGAATCTGCAGCTTTGTCCGCATCATTAAAGGATGTGTACATACGCTGTGTGGTGTTAGTGATGTCATCTAGTTTAGTAGGCAAACCGTCTATACCATCTGATAATCTTTGCACGGCTCGCTCAGAGTCATCAGCAGATGCCCCAAGCCCTTCCAGAACTCGCGGAAACTGGTCCATTGTGTCAAACCTTGCTATTGCATCATCCATAGACCGACGTAGCACTTGAAATGCAGCAGCACCAACAGCAACAAGCCCCAAAGCAGAGACAAACTTTTTGACCTTGCCGCTCGCTTTTTGAGATTCGTTACCAGCGCCCTTGACACCTTCCTCGGTGTCTTTTGCGCCATCCCCGGCTTTTTTCGCTGTAGCTTCCAATTCATCTAAGCTATGGGTTGCTATATCAACTTGTTTGCCATCTACCTCTAAGCTAATTCTTATAGACCCATCTGCAGCCATCAGTCCACCTCCTCCGGATCATCCAAAGCATGGATTTTCTGCAATTCGCGCATGTTTTGTTTATGTTCGTTTGATTCGCCTTTGCTTGGCTCCCACGCTCTAATTCGCATAATCCATTTCATGGATGTATCAGCTGGTAGCCCCTGGAATAAAGCACGGAATTCGTGCCAGTGCATTTTTCCGTGTTCGTCAAATAAATTAATGCCGTACGCCTGTCTAAAAGAGGCATATATATGTGCTGCATCCTTTTCAAAGTCAATAAGACGTTTGTTGTCGTCATCCTTTTTTGTGGGCATGGGGTTTCCCTGTAGATCATACTCAATCCGCTTCTCTTGCTTCATTTCAATAAATTCTTCATAGATATAATTCCAAAGTTCAACTGCTTCCAGGCCTTGTAAAGACTCACCCAAGAGTAATTCAAGACATATTTCAGCTTTTTCATGATCTCTAAGGTCTTTCCTGTCCAACCAATCGAAAGCATCTAAAACGACATCGAATGCAAAATTTATGGCATATTCTTTTCCGTTATAAATAAAAGAAGTGACTAAAGGGTCGTTTAACCGCATCTAATCACTTCTTTTGCTTTGCTTTTTGTTTTTGTAATGCTTCTTTTTTCAATTCTTCTACGCTTTCAGCACGTTCTTTTTCTAGCTCTTTGATTTTTTCAGCTATAGCATGACCGATTGGATCAAGTGCTTTTTCCAGAGCGATAATATCCGGATATTCCTTGTAAATTTTCTTGAATGTACCGTCACCAAAAAGGATGTCGTACTGAGCAGCTATAAACTCCTTATTCAAATCCAGTGCTGCATCTACATTTTTTATGTCCTTTTCGGTGTAATCTTCCGGCTTATATTCTCTGAAGTTATCCGGAAAATGAATATGCATTGCCTTTTTTTCTGCTTCTTTAAGTTTTTCTTTTGCAATTTTGTCAATGTCAAAGAAGCGCCTTAAGTTTTCAAAAGAACTGTCAAACCATAATTCTAGTTTGCCTATTTTGACCGGGAATCCGGTCCGTTGTATGTCTATCTTGATTTCCGACATGCTTTACCTCCTAAAGAAAAGATAAAAAAAGAGAAAGGCTACTAAGCCCTCCCCTTAACCTTCTACGCCGCCACCACCGTTGTCACCGTTGTCCAAGTCTGTTTCTTCAGGAATACGGTCAAAACGGATGTTGCAGCTAAATGTTTCATACGCCGATGCATCCCCGGCACCTGCCACAATTGCGGAAACCGTAGCACGACCGACCCATTCTTTCTTACCATCAGAACGGACAACTCGGTGCCAAATTTTACGGCCATCACCTGTTTTTCGCTTCAACCCTGCAATTAGTTCCTGCGCCGGGTCTTCCGGATCGTAGTATCCTTCCGGAGTGTACGCTTCTGCTACCGATGTTACGGTTGTCTCCGGGGTTCCATCCCCATCATAGAAAGCCTCATCCTCCGTATCCTCGTTCGTATCGTCACCAATTGTGGAGATGTATTTGGCTAATTCTAACCACTCATCGCCCGGATCGCTTTCTCCTGGAGTGTATGCTTGTACATAATGTTTCCGTTCAGCGTTTTTCAACCTAGCCATTT